ACTATGATAGGTTCAAATTCTTCTAAACATTCTAGTACATCTGTTTTTCTAAAGTCTTTACAAGAATAAACATCTAATTGTATTAATGCAGGTTGTTGTTCATCCCATGTATGAATACCAATGTGTGAAGTATCTATAATAGCAACACCACTTAATCCTTTGTTTCCTTTTTTAGAAACCTTAGATGAATAAGGACCTGCAAGTATATTCATATTTATTTTATCAATTAATTTTTTCATCCAATTAATTGTTTGTTCTTCATCTGTTGGAGGATTTTGTACCTCTGCTTTAATTAACAGATGTTTGTGTACTAGTTCTTTTTCCATAGTTTTTTAATTGTTCCTTGTATTGATTTGTAATTTCATCTACATTAGGTTGCTTAACAACTTCAGCTAACATAACATTCTTATTAGAATATTTAAATACTCTTAAACCTTTACCACCATTAGCATCAGAATGACACTCCCATTTGTGAGGACAAAACATACAACCAGTAGCTAAAGTTTTGTTACCATTCTTCTCTGTCTTAAACTCATAACATTTTTCTGGAGGAGTATTTTGTTTTAAAGCAGTATTTAAATTTTTAATTAAAGATTTAACATTAGGTTTAGCCATATCATCTGGTTTGTAAAAACAAATATCACCACTTGATTTATCAACAACAAGAAAACCACCTTCTTTTGTATCGCATCCTTCTTCATATCCTGCTAATTGTGCATGATAACCAAATGGGTCATCACCTACTATCTCACCTGATTGAAACTTTTTAAAACTAAAAGGTGATGCTGATTTAACATCACATACTTCTCCATCAATGATACTATCTATGTGTCCTGATACTCCTGACACTTCAACTTTTCTTTGTTGGTCTTTGATTGTATGTCCTGCTAACTCTGCTAAATATAAAACTAAATGTTCAATGATATGACCATATAAAAATTTTAAATTTAATCCTGTATCTTCATCTTTCCTATCTTTAGGACTATGTTTATCATACCATAGTTGTCTTGCAGGTTTACCAATAGAAGACATTCTAAGTTTACCTTCATACTTTTCTGCTTTTACTTGAGAAGTATTCCAAGATAGAATAGCTTCTTTAATATTATTAAGAAAAACATTTAAGTTTTCCTCTGTCATGTTGGCAGGTTTACCAGTAGATATATCAGAAATCAATTGCTTGATGTCTGTTGCTATAGTACTAATGTGTTTCTGACCAGTTGTTTCCGATTTTATATTCACCATTTAGTGGACACCTTACATTTAATTGTTTACCTGCATCTATAATTGATTGTACTGCTAACCTTCCAAACTCTTCGGCTCTACTTTCTTCAACCTCGTATTGGAATTCATCATGTACATTTACAACTGGAAATGCTTTGATTTGTTTTCTTATAACATATTCTTCTAGCAATGTCAACGCATACTTCATAACAATAGCACCTGCTCCTTGTAATAAAGTATTCAATGCTGCATGAGGATATCTTATTATTATTTTTCTTTGGTCAAGTCCTCTGACCCATCTTCGTTGAGCCACTCGTTCCACTTTTTCTCGTAAGCTTCTAAGACTTGGTGTTGCTCTAAGAAATTTTTCTTTAATTCTTTCACCATCTCTTTCCGAACCTCCAATGATACTTCCGATTTTTTTTGAACCTGCTCCATAGATGAATGCATAAATAAAAGTTTTGCTTTCATCTCTTGATGCCAAACCAGCAGCAATTTGATTTGTAGTGTGTATATCTCCATTAACGACTTCATGTGTATAATCCTTATCATTCATGTAGTGTGCTAACATCCTCAACTCAAGTCCTGAAGCATCAACACCTACTAATTTATAACCTTTGTTTACTGTCCATAATGCCCTACATTCTTTACCATAAGGAGAGTACACAGCAGGAATTTGAGCCATGTTGGGCGACTGATGGCTCATCCTTCCTGTTATTGTTCCATTGGTAATAACTTTGCCATGCACTCTACCATCTTCCTTAATAGCTTCTATCCAAGAACTGACTTGAGCAATTCTTTTCTGTAGCATTAAGTATCTGTTTATTAATTTATGTTCAGGTTTATTATGTATTTGAGATAATACTTTCTCATCAACAATCACATGACCCTTATCTGTTTTCTTCTTAGGTTTCCACCCAAGTAACATTAATCGTTCAGCAATCTGTTGCCTTGAACCTAAATTAAATTCTTTGTATTTAACTTTAATAAAGGGTACTCCCTTTACATAACCTCTTGCTTTGTTATTAGACTTAGGTACAAACTCTGTCTCTACTTTTAAAGGAGGAAAAGTTTTTCTTACCTTAGTTGTTAGGTCATTCATATCTTCTTGAAACTTACATTGTAATTCATAAGCATCAATAACATTTATTTTAAATCCTGTATCATGTTGTTTCTGAATTATCTCTGCAACTTTATGCTCTAACTCTATTGATTTTCCAAAGTCTTTTGTTTTAGTAATTAAAAACTTATATAATCTTTCTGTTAACTCTACATCATTCCTACAATAAGTCAACATCTCTTCAGTAAAGAAATCAAATTGTTCAAAGTGTATTTTATTATGTCCTAACTTTGTACCCCAATTTTTTAATGAGTGTCCACCTTCTATCATTGGATTTAATAATCTAGATAGTACTAATGTATCTGTCTTCTTACAGTTAGCAAACAAATCATAACCAAATATTTTATTGACAACTGGTATATCAAATCCTAATATGTTATGACCTATTACTTCTTCAGTTTGTTTTATAAACTCTTCAAACCTATGTAAGTTATCTTCTCTAAACTGATAGTAAGTATCGTTATGTTTACAAACAATACACCATATCTTATCAGCAGTCATGGTTGTTTCTATATCAAATATAACTTTATTAAAAGTCATCTGACTTTACCTCATTAAGTCTACCAGTATCTATATCATATTTTAAATCACAACAAGGACCAGTAATACCAGAGAATCTATTCTTTAATACTCTTATCCTAGTGGTGTTCCGAACATCAGGGTCATCGTTCTGTGCGTCTCTCTCAAGCCCAATAACCATATCACTTAGCTGACCTATACTAGCCGAACCTCTTAATTGTGATAGTGAAGTTGATGCTCCCTCTTCATGACCTTTACCTTCAGGTCTTCTAAGGTGTGATACAACTATCATAGATACCCCTGTCTCTTGAACAAGTGTTCTAAGTCTAGTCATAATCTCATCTAATGCTCTTCTCTCATCACCATGCTGTTGGTCTGATACAATAATACTTATATGGTCAATGACTATATACTTACAATCTAAACCTTTAGCTAAGAACCTAACTCTTGAAACAATATTATCAATAGAGTTAGAACCAAAATGGTCAAACATAAATACTCTACCAGTACCTACTGTTGCATCAAAGTATGTTTTCATTTCTTCTTTACTTACATGAACATCAGGTAAGTGTAATCTTTGATTAGCTTCAACACTCATCAAACCTTTTGAAGTTATAACTGGTGTCTCCTCTAACATTAACAAACCAATTTTATCTTCAGTTGATTTTATAATGTGATGTACTACCTCTCTCATTACTTGAGTCTTACCTAGTCCAGACCCTGCTGTAAAGGTAACTAACTCTGAAGGTCTTAGTCCATAAGTAATTTTATTTAAACCTTCAAATGGATACTGAACAAATGATTTAGTAATTGGTTTTAATACAGCATCTAATAATGTATTAGCATTTATAATTCCATCTGGTGCAAATACTTTAGCATCCCAAAATGTTTTATTATATATTTGTATTTTATTTTTTGTTAAACAATCTGAAGCATCTTTAAATCCTTCAGGTAAATGCATGACCTTACATTTTCCTGGTGAAAATAACTCTGCAACTTTCATTGCACCTACTCTACCTTGTTCATCATTATCAAAATTTATAATGACATTATCAAAATTATTTTCTAACCATTCTAAACTTGTCTTAATATCTTTTACTGCCAAAGATATTCCATTCTTAATACTTACTACTGGTGTATGATAGTTACCCTTTAACATCATTTGATAAGATGATAAAGCATCTAACTCACCCTCTGTAACAATACAATATTTATTTTTAGAAAAAAGATGTTGACCAAACAAGCCAGAATCTTTTGTATTACCTTGTATACTAAATTCTTTTAACTTAGTAAATCTAGTCTTCGTTGCTAACTTAGCACCTTGTGTATCATGA